AAATTAGCCTCTGCTACTGCTTGGTTAACGTCCCCACCAAAGCGCGCAAAGTGATAATAACCGATAGGTTCGCTTGTTTGTGTTTGAGGCACACGAAAAGGAGACAAGTAACTTGTCCCCTCGCTAACTTTGATAATAGTCTTGTTAGTGCCCGCTTGTTGGCAAATTGACGCTAAATTCGCTGGTTGATAGCTAGAAACGTCAATAAAATAGTCATTCTTCTTCATGGTCATCACCTTTTGGTTTATCGTATGTTAAAGCTTTTTCGCTATCTTTTAGCCCTGCTGTTGTTGGGTCATTGACCACTCCCAGCAATACAAGCAAAGTCAAAACAGTATTGACTACGTCCTCAATGTTATCTGGAAGTTTTAGTCCAAGTTGTTGTGCTAAAAGGATTAGTGTACCTGCGATTGCTAATAATGTAGCTTTGTTTTTAAAACGTAATTTCCAATTAATCATTTGACTTCCTCCAACTTTTTATCAATTTTTTCAATTTTTTCCGACAAATTTTTGATTTGTTCGGTCATTTGGATAAGCACCTTCATTTGTTGATCGTGATTATCCAATCTGTTTTTTATTTCGGCAAGTTCTCTATCTTGCTGATTATTTTTTTCTTCTAGAATTGTTAGACGTCGTTCGTTATTCGTCATTTTGTTTTGAAAAAATCCGAATAGTGTTAAACCAGCGACCGCAACGCCTAGAATTGTATTAATGTTGTTAAAGACTCCCATATTCCATAGAACCCACTTCCTAAGCCTTATTCGGCGCTATCTTCGTCTTGCAAGCCTGCGTGAGACAAGTCTACAAGTTCTTGCACTTGTTTACGGAAACGTTTTGGCACGGTCTCAATAGTAATCCAGCCTAGTTCAATTTGCATTGCGAAATAATTAATCATCATTGTTCTTCCTCCTAAAATAATCTTTTTAATTTTCTGTAACAGTTTCATCTGCTGCTTCCTCATCAGCATACATTTGATTGATTAAGCCATTCAAAGTAGCTGCCGCTAGCTTTGTCATCTTCTCTGAGTCATCAATGGCTTTTTGCATTTTTTCAATCATTTCATCGTATTTTGCGATTTTCTCGCCGATTTCGTTGAATTTCTCATTTTCAGCACGTTGCGGAAAATTTTCCTGATAAACGACTTCCAGCGCTAATTTTTCAAGCTCTGCATTTGATAAGCTGATTTTATCGGCTGATAACATGACGGGAAGAAATCCACCGTCATCATTAGTCAAGGTGACTTTCGTGCCTTTGACTGTGCCGTCTGTTTCAAATTCTTGCGATTTTGAACTAAATTTTAGTTTCATATTTTCTCCTCTCTATGATGGGAATGGGTCTGTAGTAATCCATGTAATAGACCCCATCATTGCTAACGGTTTAGCTTTGGTTTTGATAGTAAAGTTAATTTTGCCATCTGTTTCATAATGTAAATCCGCAAAACTATCGGACCAGTTCTCCGTACCAGTCCCACCTCCAGCGTGACCTGTGAGTGTTATGAATTGAGCTGTTGTTGGTCTCCAACCTACAGGTATAGTTTCATTCGCCGTTCCAGAAACAGAATGCTGATATTGATAAGCGCAATTGATAGATAAGTTAACAATATTACCGCAACGAGTCGCCTGAGCGCTTAATCCATACGGACCAGCTAGTGTAGCTCTGTAAACCTTTGTTTGATTGACTGCCGTAAATTCAGTGACTGTGTTTTGAATTGCGTAGTACTTCCAATCATTCAATTGCCCGCCTGCTTGTACACGAAAGGCAGAAACGGCGCCGTAAAAATCAATAGCCTCTTGTAAAACAAAGCCGTTATTATTTGTATGTTTAGTTACACGAATATACCTCCAGCTATGTGCGCCACTACCCGTAGGAGCATGTAAAAGATTGTTCCCATTGTAAAATCCAGGTTCTGTAGCATTATTTAAATCACTACCATCTGCCAATTTTATAGCTGTGCCATTATTTGCTGTTAGCTGATGGTGTTGGATAGGCTTGTTGTTAGCGTAAATCTCGCCAGCCACGTCTAAAGCGCCATGCTCACGAATTTTACCAATAACAATACCGTCTTTGGTCTTACTTTCCAAAACTGTATCCGTTGATACAGGATAAGAGTAAGAAGCTGTTGTAAACAAGTCTTCGACTATCATCATGACTTCCCATGACTGCGTTCCTGCGAATGTGCCCGCTAAATTAGCAGCACTTGCTGTTAACTCGCTTTGAGTTGTCCAAACACCAGACGCCGAACCGTTGTTAGTTGTCCATGTATCACCGCCCATAGGACGTGTTTTGAATGTGACGGTCATTTGATTAAGTTGCTTATCGCCGACCGTTAAAGGTGATATTCTAGCGGTTCTGGTAACCGTCAACGTGTTTCTTGCCGAACCCGAACGCTCAGCGATGAACAGCGCTGTCGGACCAGTGTATTCTAGGAACTCGACTATTGTGTCTTTAGTATCAGACCATCGTCCACGACTATCTTGCACGCTTGACCTGATAGTCACTTCACCCGATTTTTTGACTAGTCCGAAAACACCGCCGTCAGACGTGACTGTTTGGTTCTCGCCTACCATTTCAGCTCTGTAACCTGTAATGGTAGAGCCTTGGACACCAGTAGCGCCACTAAAGGCAACTTTGACATTAGACAAAATTTCCACGAACGTGTTAGCTGTCGTGATAATGTTTGATACGACTGTGTTTGTATCTGACAAAGTCACGCCCGAAAATGTTGGTTTCATCGACTCAGGGACGTTAAGAGTGAGCCTGCACGTAGCAGAGCCGATTTTACTAGAGCCATTGTATGTATCTACAGTGATATTACCCCAATCACTTGTTTTATTAGGCATGGCTGTCGCTAAATTTAGCGGTGGCGTCCAACTAACAGACGCACCAACTCCCGTCGCAATTGTGCCGTTTAAAGCGCCAAAATTGTATTTAACAGTGTGAGTAAAACTGCTAACCTTGCGATTGATATTAATAGTCATTGCACTGCCAAGCATACCAGTCATGTCGCTGACTGAACTAGCTCGTGGTATGTCTGGTAATCTAAAATCAAAAGCGACCATAGCAGACCCGTAACCACCTGTATTAAGTCCTACGGATAGCTTGATACCAACGGTTTTAGTCCCGTCGCTGTTGTGACCGATTGTGTACGTATGGTCAAAGATTTTTTGCGTTGAATTAGTGCCGATATTGATAGCTGGGTGCTCAATAGCACCACCACCATTAATAGTGATAGTTACGTCACTAGTTACACCCCACATTGACGCATAGCCATTTGTATGCAAATAACCAGTTACATGTACGTTACTGCTATTGCCTGCAATATTCGGCTCGCCAGACCTTTCAGCTCGCAACTCAAGCGTCATATTGTGACCGTACGAGCCACTAAACGTTGCTGTTCCCATTTATCTCCTTTCTAGTCAATCCATCGAATGACGTTTATTGTTTTGTCTCCTTCGTACACTTCTTCGCGATAGTGCCCAATTTGCAAAGATTTAGCAAAGATACCGTTATCAATGGTTAACGTACCGTTTGACATGCTAGCTACCTCTGACCCACCTGAGTAGAAACCGATACGGTCGTTTGAAATCAAGATAGACGTTGGACTACCTTTCTTACCAAGGCGCAAGCCCTCTTCGCCAAAATCCATGTTTGTATCAAGAAAAGACCATTGAACTTTCTTGTCTTCCCAATCTTTGACCCATTCAGCAACTCGGCTTGTTAGCGTGATAAGTTTTTGTTCCGCTGACGTTTTATCAGCGTCATTTTGAGCCACATACTCGTCATAAGCTTGTTTCCATCGCTCGACTTCAGCTAGACTTGCTTTTGCTGCCATTTCCGCTTCCATATTGCGATTTTTCTCAGCTAACGCATTAAGCTGTTGCTGTGTCAACGCTTGGTCTGCTTTTGAGTCAATGTCTGATTGGACGTCTTCGGGATTGCGTGTGTAAGTGGTTTTTACGTTCCCTTCCTCGATTTTGACTTCCCAAGCCGATTTGTCTGGCTCGTCGTGATACGCATTAACTCGCAAGCAATACTCACCTGTCGGATGATTCCAAACGAATACGGTTCCTGCTCCACCTGTTTTGGTGTCAGAAATGGTTTGATTGACTGACCCGTTTTGTTTTACCATCCAAAGAAGTATGTTGTCAGATTCAACATTAACGTGCTTATTCGAGAAAGCACCGTCTGTTTTAGCGGTGACGATATATTGCTTACCTTCCTCTAAATAAGCAGTCACTTTTGGGTACACAATGTAGTTGTCGTGCTTGTAAGGATTATCTTTGTTTGGCTTGAATGGACCTTGCGAATTGTGTAGCAGGTTCACTCCGCCAACCTCAACACCAGCACGCCTATCCATCCACGTATACTTCGTTGGGTCTGTACTGCTCGTTTGTACAAAATCCGTGTAATAGCCTTGATACTGCTGACCAGATTCAGTAAAACTAAAGCCAGTTTTACCGTCTGCCGAACTTGCAAAAGCGAGGTGGAGATAAGACGTCTTTCCGTCATCACCTTTACCCCCGGGTGCGCCTTGGTCACCTTTCCACTTGCCCCACTTATATTTGGTCGGGTCATTGCTTGCTGTCTCGTTAAAATCAGCGTACCAACCCATGTATGCTTTTGGTGTAGTCAAGCTAAATCCGCCACCAGTTGCGTTATCCGCAAAAGCAAAGTGTACGTGCGAAGTTTGACCGTTCGTGCCGTCAGCGCCAGCGATTGACAAGTTAACTGGCTGTGTGACTTCGACTGAACCATCTGAGTAGTAGACGTATTCGAATTTCCAAAGATAACGCTGTTCTTGCGTTGGTACGAGCGTAGTCATTGACCAGCCTAGGTCTTCAGGTGCTTTGGAGTACGGTGTGGCGACTTCGGAAATTTCTGCTTTAGCCTCTTTCCACTGAATTTTCCCACTCTTAACGTAATCAACCCGTAAGCGCCAATTCCAGTATTCATTTTGCAATTGACTTTCGGTGGTAATAATTGATGTTCCATTCAAAATAACTTCGCCGTCTTTACTGCTCGGGAAAATACTTCCACCAACATCTAAATTAGCCACATTCCAATGAGTTACATTACCTTCGCTTTGAAGATGAATTTTCGCTGTTTGTCCATCGGCTGCAACAATGTCACTGTATTTGATAACAATGCGTGCATTAATTTTGTCGCCAACTTTTAAACCTTTATTATAGATCTTGTATATGACGACCGTTTCGTTGTTTATGCCGCTAAAACTGGTCTTGCCATTGTTCCAATCAGCGCTGGTGCCAAGTGCTAAGTTCCTGTTTCCGCTCGGCACTTCTGGCGTCTCCGCACTATTCGTTAACTTATAAAACGTCTCACGTCGAATTTCAGCAACACTCATCAAATATATACCTCCTCGATTGTAGCTTTGGCATAATCTAATTCAGCGAAGCTTGACATATTCAACTGTACTTTTGTCGTTCCTGGCGGGATTTTAAAGTACATCGTGCCTAAAATTTCATCGTCTTTTCTGACTTGGTTGTTGACCTTAAATTCGCCTTTTTTACCGTCGATTTCAATCACAGAGCCGTCTGGATAGCGGTTTGGAACGTCTTTCCAATAAGGGACGTGTAATTCTTGGAAACTGAAATCGTTCAGATAGTGATGTGTCACGAACTGCTCTGTCGTACTGTTTGAGCCTGCATAATTTCCAACATAAAACTGAATACGTTTCGCTTTCTTGCCGTTAAGTTGGCTTGCTGGAAATGGATAATATCCACCATACCAGAAGAACTGCACACGGTCTTTTTCTTTGACGAGGTCAAACATGTTCGAATTGCGGTCAATGGCTTGGGCACCGTACGGGTTGGGCGGTATCCAATAGGATGGCGTGAATTTGATTTCTTTTTTAACAATACTTCCGCCATTGCCGTCACCGACCAAAAAACGCACGTAAGCTTCGTTACGTGTGCGGTCGTTCTTTTCAATTGCCATGCCTGCCAAAAGATGATTATCTTCGTCGATGACAGCGAGACACCATTCACCGTTTTGACTTACTAGACCTGTTTCGAACC